GGCTCTGGCCGATATCGCCGCCGATCTCGCGCGCCTTGCTGGCGTAATCGGACAGCGCCGCTGTGACGGCCTGCCAACCGGTGACGGCAGCTTCGGTCACGGGCTCTGCTGCCGCAGCAGCAGCCCCGGCCGCCGCGCCGGCGCCCGTCGCGGCGCGCCCGGCATCGCCGAGCGCCGTCTCCAGCCGCTCCGCCGCGCCGGTGGCCTCGGTCAGCGCATCGGCACTGGCCTCGTCGGTGCCCCGAACGGCATCGCGCAAAGCCTGCCAGCTTTCCAGCGGGGCGCGAGCCCCATCGGCCAGATCGCGCGCGGCACCCCGGTAGACGTTGGCGGCCTCGAGCGCCCGGTTCCCCGCCTCGGTCAGGCCGAGATCGGGTGCGCTGAGCGGGTTGTCCTCGAAGGCCCGGTCGAAGGCTGCCTGCGCCGCCGTCGTGGCAGCACTGGCCGCGCCCTCGAAGCGGTTCTCGATCTCGCCGAGGTCGAGATCGGGCACCAGCGAGATGCGGCGCTCCGACCCGAGCGCTTCCAGCCCCTGGTTGATGCCGCCGATGAAGCCGTTGATGCGCGAGACCACGCCGTTGAGCATCGCCTCGACGCCGTCGACCAGGCTGTTCGCGGCCTGAAACGCCAGATCGCCGATGGCGGCGGGCAGCAGGCCCCAGATCGCCTTGATCGCCTCGTAGGCGCCTTCGAATGTGTTCGCCGTGGTGTTGCCGAAAGCCACGACGCTCTCGATGGCGCTCTGCATGCCCGACGCGGCATCGGCCTTCAGGTCGAAGAACATCGCCGTGGCGGCCGCGCCCGCCGCCGCAGCACCCATCCTGATCCGCTCCCAGACCTCGACGGCGACATCCTTCAGAAGCGACATGGCCTCGCCAAAGCCGCCCGCGCCGGAGACGAGACGGGTGAACTGGTAGACGAGCTCGCCCGCGCCGACGATGAGCGCGCCGATGCCGGTGCGGATCAGCGCCCCGCGCAGGACGACCAGCGCCGTGGCGAGACCGCGCACGGAGAGCGCTGCGGCCGCCATGCCGGCGACCCAACGTCCCGCGAGGAACGCCGCGAAGGTAGCGGCATAGGTGGTCAGGCGGCCGATGTTGTCGAATAGACCACGGATGGCAATGCCGAGTGGGCCGGTGCGGCTGGCGACCGCCGCCATCGCGTTGGCAACCGCCTCCAGCGCCGGGGCTGCGGCAACCGCGAGCTGGTTCGACAGGCCGCGCCAGATCAGACCGAGCCGGGAGATGGCGTCGTTGGTCCGCTCGATCTGGTCGGCGTCCTGTTCGGAGACGACCACCCCGAAGGCGAGGACGTCCTCTGTCGCCTGGCGCAGCGTCGCGGTGTCGATCCGCGACATGGCGATGGAGCCTTCCTCGCCGAAGAGTTGACCTGCCACGGCCGCGCGTTCAGCGGCAGGCACGAACCTCTCGATGGCGGCGTTGATGGCGCCGACGCGCTGATCCAGCGGCAAGGCGATCAGGTCGGTGGCAGAAAGGCCCAGCCGGTCGAGCGCGTCGGCGGCAGGACCGGTCCCGGCGGCCGCCTGGCTGAGACGGCGCGTCAGATCCTTGGTGGCCTGCTCGATGCCGGACATGGACACGCCCGCCAACTCGCCTGCCCGCTCCAGCGTCTGGATTGAGGCGACCGTGGTGCCGAGGGACTGCGCCAGCTTCGCCTGCGCGTCGACCGTCTGCAGCCCGGACCGGATCATGGCCACGCCTGCGGCGGCAGCGGCTGCCACGGCTGCAGCGGCGGCCACGCGCACCCGCCGCGAGAATGCTGCGAGCCTCGCATTGGCCGCCTCCATCTCCCGGCTCAGCCGTCCGAACCCGCGCGATCCGGCTTCGCCCACGCCTTCCAGCTCGGCCCGCACCTGCCGTCCGCCCACGGCCGCGAGGCGGACGCTAACCCGTTTTTCCGCCATGGGGCTGATCCATCTGTTCGTTGAGTTTGGCGACCATCACCGCCTCGATGACGGGCAGCAGTTCGGCCATGGCGAGCGGAGGCACGCCGAGCGCGTCACCGAGCGCCAGCGCCGCAGTCATGTCCCAGCCAATCACTGCGCCGGGCAGGACGCGCAGCTGGCCTCCGAGGCGGCCGACCAAGTCCCAGACCTGCCAACCCTCCAGCGTTTCCGGACGGTTCAGCCGCGCCGGGCAGTCCGGGCAGGCTTGCTCGCGGCCCTCGTAGGGTGCGCAGGCTTGGCAGTAGCGCTCGCCCCCGCCGAAGGACCATTCGGCGAGAGCGCGGAGGCGTTTTTTTCCTGTTCCAGCAGCAGGCCCTTTGAGACGTAGGTCAGCTGGAAGGACTCGAAGATCGGCCAGATGTCGAGCAGCGCGTCGATCGCCTCGGGGCTCGGGTCGATGGGATTGCCGTCGGCATCGCCGATGCCGTCCCAGGCAAGCACGGCGCGGCGGGCCAGAGCCTTGGCGAAGGCGACCGCGCGCTCCTCGTCGCTGGCATCTTCCGGAACTGCCTCGACGACCGGGTCGCTGCGGGTCGCCACCATCATCGCTGTGGTCAGCGGTCGCAGCTGCACGCGAACGCCAGGGGCGAGGTCATGCCAGCGCGGGGCGTTTGTCAGGTCGAGCGTCAGCATTCTCAATACACCTCGATGTCGTTGATGAGGGTCGCCGTGCACATCCGGCCGACGACGCTGTCTCGGGCGGCCTGCCAGTCGAAGGTCGCCTGCACGCCCTGCGGCCCGGAAATCTCGATCCGCGGGCGCGGCAGATAGACGGCGTGCACGGTGAAGGTGAAGCTCTCGCCCGAGGGCAGGACGTAAGCAAATTCCATCTCGCAGGCCTCGCCATTGATCGCCTGCGTCACCAGCGTCTGGTCGGCGAAACGCACCTCGATCCGGCCGGTGAGCGCCGCGATGCTTGGGTCCGCGCCGTCGATGCGGCCGTCGTTTCGGATCGTCTCGATGCGGTCGAGGTTGTTGGCATAGGTGATCTCGGCCGAGACCACATTGCCGAGGGCGGTCCCGTTCCGGGTGATTGCCCCGTTGAAATGACCGAAGCGCTTCAGCTCCAGCGCCGCCGGTGTTCCGGCGCTGGTCGTCGTGCCCACTGTCTCGCCTTGCGCCACCAACCGCGCCGTGGCGGTCAGCAGCCCCGAGCGCTGCATCTGCCAGGTGATCTGGTCGAGCACGCAGCCGGAATACATCGCGTAGCGCGGTACCTCGGGCATGCCGGTTTCGATCGACATCGAGGGCAGCGTCCACGCCCCCGACTGGAACTCGTGTGTCCATGGGCCGGTACCCGTCGTCGTCGGCGCGCCGAACGCCGCCTTCAGCCAGAAACCGAATGCCTCGGCGTCGAGCGGCACCACGACATCGCCATCGGCGGTCACCGCGTCCTTGATCGGCGCCAGAGGATCGCGGCCGTAGCCGAGCAGCTCCGAGTTCAGCAGCGGCTGCTCCGCGCCGAGCGACGTGCTGGCGAAAGGCATGCGGGTGAAGCCGCTGGCGGGCGGCGTTCCATAGGTCGTCTCGAACGCAAGCGCCATCAGCGCCCGCGCCCCCTGGGCTCGTGCCATGGTTTTCTCCTCGGGTTGTCGAGATCAGCCGAGCGGATCGGCCGTTGTGTAATGCAGGACCACCGGGATCACGGCGGCCTTCAGGCTGGCCGCGCCCTCGACCGGCAGATCGACCGGTCGCGGCGCTTCCGCCTCGACCCAGTCGCAGAGCCCGCCCAGCGTGCGGTCGGCAGCGAGCGCCGTGCCGATGCTGGCGGTCAGCGTGTCGAAGGCGGTGTCACGTGCAGCGCCCTGCACGACCGCCTCGATCTCGGTGCGATGCTGATAGTGGTAGCGCAGGGGCGACAGCGTCACCTCGGGTTCACCGGGCTCGCCATCACGCAGGATCAACAGTCCCTCGGCCGGGACACGCTCGGGCAGAACCTCACCGCGCAGCGCGGTCGCGGGCAACGCCGAGAGCCGCGCGTGCAGCGCGGCAAGGATGGTTTCGCGGAGGGTTGGCATCGTCTACCGTGGATTGGAGGATCATTTAGAAAGTGACTGCCTCTGCCACAACATCGGCGTTCGCGCGAAATTCAGACGAACAGAGGAGCCCAAATGCAAAATAATGCCAACGTAATTGGAAAAATAAATGATAGAACAACTATTTACCGTATCTTTCCGAGAAATCGCTTTCTGCAGCTATTTGAAGAAAGCCAGAACGCTTTGGTTTTGCCGACCAAATGGGACGACCCGTTTGAAAATGTGTTTCTGCAGGCCGACGTCGTCTCAGCGAACGGGGAGAAAGGACACTTTGGGTTTCATGACGATGTCTATGGACAGTGCTGGACATTGGAAACCGCGTCGGACGCGATGTGGCAAATCTACTCTCGAGATAAAGATGCTGTGAGGGTACGCACCACTGTCGGAAAGCTGATCGGTAGCTTGCGTAGCATCCATGGGAAATGGGCGGAAGCGACCTGCTTTATTGGGCGCGTAGACTATCTTCGCGAGTCAAAACTGAAGGAATTCGGGCGAACGGTTTTCAAAGATTACTCCGGTTCTGAGGCGATCGCCCGCACCCTCCTGGTTAAGCGGCGTGCCTACAAGCACGAAAACGAAGTGCGTCTTATCCATATCGAGCGGGGCGGCACCAAGCACGTAAACGGCGTCTACACATACAAGTTGGACCCACGCGATATCATCGACCAAGTGATGGTTGACGGCAGAGTCCCGTATCAGGATTTTGTACCCTTCAAGGAACAAATAATGGCCCTAACAGGACTGTCGGAAAAGCAAGTCACGCGATCCTTGCTTTATCGCAAACCCAAGGGCTTCCTAGTTGAGGTTCCCTAAAAAGAGATCATTTGTACCCTGCGTTCGGGGTTGTTTCTCGATAAACCCTAGGCAGGGTTCGCGGTCATGGACCGGTGGCCACATCAGCCGGTACGCGCTTCCACCCAATTCGCTACGATCAACCGAGGCACGCTGTCCAAAGCCCGGTCTGCATCCCGCGCCAGATCCAGCCGCTTCGGCAGCTTGACCTGCGGTACCAGCAGGAAGATCGGCGCGGTGACCTTGCCGCGCCCGGTCTTCGAGCGGGACACCACCGCTTGGCCCTTCGTGTTGAGCCGCCCCTCCGCCACCAGCAGGCTCGGGCCCGTGCGGCGATAGACGAAGCGCAGGCGCAGCCCGCGTCGCCGTTCCCATT